CGGGGAAATCCCCTGATGACCCATCTAGGATATGCTGAGTAGCTGAGACAATTTTTGTAGCGTTAGCACCACATCTGCACCTACTAGAAGTAGTGCTACTGTCTACAAATTCTTCAAATATATGTCCATTAGTACAACGAAAATCAAATACTTTAATCATCTTCTTCAGAAGGCTTACTAGCTTCCTCGTAATTAGTGTTAACAATAGTTTCCATGTTTAGTAAGTGGGCTAATACGTTTAGTTGACCCTTACGAAAAAACATATCGTTAACATCTTTAGTTGCTTCTACGCTGTTAATTTGCACGGCATTGTTAGCAAACTCTTTTATTAACTGTTTCCAACCATCTGTAATAAAAAGACTAAAGTAATTGTCGTAGTACTCTTGTGTTTCTTGGTCCATTGCCACTCCCTATTTTACATATACTAATTAGAAATATAAACAGATTTTTTAATAATTATTTTTTAGCTGTTTTTCATACTGCCCTTAGTTCTTCCATTGATACTACCCATTGCTTAGGTATAACTATCTCTGCATCTCCTTCTGTAATTTTACCGTCGTCCACTAACAGATGAGGACAGATAATTACTTTTTCCTCGTCATCAACTAAAACAGCACCGCAAGAAACAGCAATAGCTACTTTGCCTTGTACAAGTTCACTTAACTCACGCCAACCTAAGTTAGATCCTCCTTGAGCGTCTTTCCATACAACTTTATATAGCTTTACCATTTCACCTTATCAGCCCAATAAGCTGCAGAACACTTACCTTTAGCAATGTTTTTGGCGTGTCTAGCCTTGAACGACTTGCGCCTAGCTTTCTCTTTAGCGGTCTTAGGGTTTTTTCCAGCGCCGCTAACACCCTGTTGCCCAAAGCGGATAGTCTTTACACTACCGTCTGCACATTTGGCTACAACCACATGAGACTTCGTTGGGTGATTAGGAGTTCTCTTCGGCTTGTTGTACCCGCTTACTCCTGCCCTTTCCAGTCGTGGATCCTTTGGCATTAGAGGACTCCTTCTGGTGCAGGTCCGACATTTGGCCCTCTAGGTCCACGACTTTGGCTTCCAGCGCCTCCAAGCGGTTGAACTGGTCTTGGAACGCTTGGTTGATTTGGCTGAGAAATTTGTTCATTTCGGTTTGCGTCATTAACACCCGACATTGCTCCTCTGTTTGCTTGGTTGTTCAAGTTTTTCTCTTTTAAAGCTACTTCAGCAATTTTGAGACGCTTCTCAAATTCTCTATCATCTGCATCACCGTCCCGTAAGTTGCGAGTAATAGCACTAATCTTATCAATCTCTAGTTCTTGTGGAGCTAACTGAGCATCTACAGCGTATTTAACAGCCCTTGCTTGAGACTCTTGTGCCTGACCCTGCAGTGCTGCAGTTTGTGCTTGCTGGAACTCAAGTTGTGCTTGCTGTGCCATCATAGCCATCTGCTGCGCCTGAGGATCTGGTTGTTGTGCTTGATTCATAGACGCAATGAGTTCCTCACGGTTACTGAGGTTCATGTTATCAATAATGCTTTGGATCAGAACAGGATAGATTGGACTATCTTGTTTCATCGTTTGCAGCAGCTGTACAAGCTGAGTTACTTCGTACTCACGAGCAATAATACCTAGAGTAGAAGTAGCGTTAAACTTGTAGTCAGCTACAGGGTAATTCTCAGGATCAAACTGCATATACCGATGTGCAGCCTTGGTAACAAACGGCAGCAAGAACGACTGCTGGAAGTTTATAAGGGTACGCTTATGTCTCTTAATGATAGCCCCAAGAGACATAGAGATCCCAGCAGCAGTAGCTTCGCCATTGACCTGTCCAGCGATCCCTGCTGAATCCACAGCGCCTGTCGCTTGTTGTACCATCTGTTGAAGCGCCTGAGCTTGTGCAAAAGTAATCTGACCAACTTGCCCAAAATTGAACGGCTGTAAAACTTCACGAGGATCTCCATTAGTAAGAATCATCTTGCCCGGACGCACTTCAGGCTTGGCGCCTCTTGGGAGCCTAGTTGCGTCAATAGCAAGCATTGGGTGAATGGTAAGGGATAGTGCGTCGATACGTGCGCGTAACTCTGTGTCCAGCGCTTTCTGAGAGTTGTAGCCTTTTTCACATACGCCACGACCCCAGAATCTCCCCGGAACTACGTCCCAAGGGAAAGCTACTACAGGCCTATCGCCCATCATGTACGGATTGGCCTCCGCCTTAAGCAAAGTGCCTCCGTTAGCAACAACAACAATGGCCTCTACGTACATAGAATCAGATTCTACATCTACGCCTTCAGCTTCTAGGAGTTCACGAGGAACCAGTCCGTAGTACTTCGTAAGACGTACTTTGTCGTCGTTGTAAATAGTAAGGTCTTGATCTGGCTCTAAGTCTGCATCGGGAGCCGCAGATTCAATATATCCTTCACGGTACACCCCTTGCTCCTGCAGGAGTTCTACAGAGTGTTTTGATACAAATTCATCAATAGCGACTCCCATAGCGTCTTCTACAGATGTTGCTACAGGGTCGATTAAAAAGTTCTGAGGAAGTACGGGCTTTAATTTTACTACAGTTCTTTCTGTAATATTAACCCCAACGGCCTGTAGCTGCCCTTCCATTATTGGCTGAGTAGCAGGAGCCATTTCTTTAATTTCTTCTAAAATTACTTCTCCAATCCCTACACCAAATACGGCAGCGTTAATTAAGCACTCTGCAACCGCTTTTCTAATTTTGCACTTGTCAAAGTCTTCTGTAAGTTTTCTTCTTAGGTACTGAATATCGTCCCTTTGTTGGTCGTTCATGTCGTCGGTAATATCAAACCATTTGCCACGACCAAAAGTGGCTTCTTCTAGCTCTGCTACGTTAGACTCTACAGCCTGTTGCAGTGCAGGTGAAATAATCCTAGAGCGTTCTGAAGCTCGTTCAGAGTCAGCAGGATCCCACTGTCCTCGCCAGAGCCTATAGTACTCTTCAAACTTTTCTTCGTAGTTTGACTCGTAGTGGTCACGCCAGTTCTCACACTTGGTCATTACCCACTCTTCCAGAGACTCTTCAATCATAAGAACGTCTGGGCTTAAGATTTCATCTGCCATATTAGTATCCTGCTACTATGTCTAGTATTTCGTGGTCGTCTATTTCGTAGTCGTAACTGTACGCTACCTGTGCTAGTTGGTCAATGTACGCCAAAGCGTCCACCAAGTCGTCGTGAGTCAATGGATCTGGAAACTGAAACAGTTGATCTAAAAATCTGTTGTTCCACTCTCCTTTGTTTAGTGTTACAAACCCGTTTTCAAAGCGCCCTTGAAGCGCCCACATAACCCTGTCAGTCTTTTTCTTGTTACCGTGTGTTAACTCCTCAACCCTAAAGAAACGTCCGTAACGCTTCATTAAATCTGTTAGCGGAGACATTACCGCCTGCTTTGCAATACCTCTTTCAATTCCAACGCTGATGGGTCTGTAGTCTCTAACGGCCTGAAATATCTTGGAGGCAGTCTCGTCAAGGCTCCACCGCCCATATATAATGTTATCAACGTACCAACCATCAGGACTAACTTTAACAACAGCGATTGCAGTTTCATCTAGTTTAGAGTTCTTTGTCCGTTTTTTGTTTACTTCTTCAAAGCCAGCCAAGTCAACAGCTATGTAGTAGTCACCTTCTTCTGGCTCATCTCCAAACTGCACCCAGTCTTCTCTAAACATCTCAGAGCCTCTGGCTTCAAACGACGCCATAAACTCCTGACGAAACGCATAAGACGACATAGACTTTTTAGCCATGTCAATTTCTTCTGAGTCCAGCAAAGGGTTGTCGTAAGACGTAAAGTGCCACCCTTTGTACGTTTCGTCTGACCCTAGCTCTGCGTACTTGTACAGTTCGTAAAAATGGTTTCTGCCCATAGGCGTACCTATGAACATTGCTTGACCCTTCTGGTCTGCTAGTGCTGGACGGAGGATTTGCTCCCATACGTCAGGCTTCATGTCTGCGTACTCGTCCATCACAAGAAACTTCAAGGACACGCCACGCATTGTCTCTGGCCTATCGGCTCCCTTGAGACTAATCGTGGCCCCGTTGACCAGCCTGATCTGCAGGTTATTTATGTGTGATCCTGCAATCACAGGGTGTCCTAGCTCTAGCAGGGTTTGCCACATAATGTCACGGGCTTGTCCCTGCGTAGGCGCAACGTAAAAAACTTGACCTTTATCGGTCTGTAGCGCATTAATAATGAGCATCCATGCAGCAAGACGAGACTTCCCTGTTCGTCGTCCTGCAGCTACTACTTTGAACCGTGTAGGATCAGAGTAGACTTCCTGCTGCCAAGGCAACAGTTGTACATTGAGATCAGTCACAGGTTACAGTCGTTCCGCCTGCTCCGTCACTGGTTACTGAACAAATTACATTAGGCACGTTAGCCATGATGTTTTGGATAGACGCTGTGTAATCAGACCAAACAGAGCCGTACAAAGAATTATTGCTTGCGTTTGTTTCTACTAAAGCATCAAAGCCTGCAGTACCTAGAGTCACGTTAGATTCAAACCCAGCAGTACCTAGCGTTACAGCACCGTTAATTCCTGCAGTGCCTAGGTCAACCATGCCGTTAACAAAGGGCGTGTAGTCTACGTTACTTATAGCGGTAAAGCCTGCACTAGAAATATCAGCAAAGCTCCCGTACAGTGCTTGGTTATCTGCAGACTCTGCGGCTACCCTAGCAATATCAACCTTGCTGTTGTAACGAGCCATAGTCTTAGCGGAGTCTGATTGCATCCACATCATGCCCAGAGAAGTCACAGGAGACGCTAACACAGACGCCCACTGAATAGCCTCAGACTGCTGTGGCAACGGTTGAGCGTTAGGGGTGCTCGTAAGCGCCAAAGCCATTACAGCAGCACTAGCAGCCTGTCCGTCGCCACTAGAAGCAATCTTAGACAAAGCCTCAAATTTAGCTTGCACTGCTCTTGCGTTAGCCTCTGCAGTCTTCTGTACTGCGTCGTAGTACTGAGAAGTGCTAGAAGCACAGCCCGCTGTAAAAACAAAAATTAAACTAGCTAGTAACGCTTTCATCCAAAAGTTCTCCTATACTGTTTAGGGCTTCTTTAAAATCGTTAGAACCACCAAAGTGGTAAAAAATTTGAGGAATAGACCTTTTTCCTGTCAGTGCTTCTACCATGTCCCACCCCGGTTGACCCGGAGGTATCTGAACGTACTTATAGTTAATGCCGTAGTCTCTAGCCATCTTTTTTGCTCTAGAACACGCAGGACACCAGTCTGCACCTACTATAGTAATCATATTAGTTTGTATTGAAGTTAGTGAAATCAAACCCAGTGTACAAAAGATCAAAAGTAACTAAAAATGTTACGTCTCCAGCAGAGGTTGTGTCTACTCTGATTCTATCTGTAGGATGTAGAACAAAAACTCCATCAGATATTTGAATGTTCTCTTTTGCTTGTAACTGCGTTCCGTCAAAAACGTAAAACTGGGTTGTATACGTGCCATCACCGTCTGTATCGTTATCAACGTAAACAGTCACACTGTTTGTAGATCCTCCGTGATTACTAATAAACAACAGGTTCCAGTGGGCCACGTATCCGTTAGGAACTTCAAACACAGTAGTTGGGCCGGTGGCTGTCAGTGTTTTGTGTTTAGAGAACAACATATTAATAAGTCCACATTACAGAGGGAGTACCCCGTGTATCTAGGTGAATAAAAGTACCAGCGACCCCTATGCCAGTAAAGCCGTGTTCTAAGGCTGCTTTTATTAACGAATACCGATGAGCAGAGTTTGTCATCTTGATGTCTGCTGCTATGCCTTGCGCGTGAGTCCCCGGTATCTCTTTTACTGCCTCTAACGGGTGACTAGGGCTTCTGTAGCCGCTGGTAATAACAAAAGGAAAACCGCAGTACTCCCTGAGATTATCTAGCTTTTCTAAGAACTCAGGTTCCATACGGTTTTCGCCTGTGTGCGAACAGTCAAACTCTGACAGTTTGAAGTGTCTCACCCCTTCAGGAACTTCCCAAACATACTACGGGCCTTTGACAAAGAGGTGCGCTCGTCGTACTGCCTCTCTGCCTCTTCCATAATCTTCTGGAGATTGTCTGCTCCGATTACTTCTACGGCCTTAGCAGTAAATACAAACTCACCGTCAGACAGTTTAGCGTCAATAGAGTCTGAAGTGCCTGTGCCCTCACCTTCTACTTCACCGCCTTCCTCGTAGCTTTCAACGTAGCCACCTTCAGCCATCGCCATACCTGCTGATTTCTCTCGTTGCTTCATTCGTTCAATTTGTATAAGTATTTGTCGTACTTGTGTCTGAAATATAGGGTTATTTTCCCATTCCTCTTTTTGCTTTTTTTGTTCTGGAGTTAATTCAGCGCCTGTTCCCATGTTTATTAGGGTCTGTTGCTTAAGTGGGTCTCCTTTTGTTAAAGATTGACCGATCCCAGCGCCTACTATGTTACTGTACGGACCTTTTGGCATTATGCTTCTCCTTTCTTAGTTGGTTTCTTTTTTGGCTTGGCTTCGTTTAGTGTTTTAGCGGCCCTAGCCACATCGTTTAAGTACGAGCGCTCACAGTGATTCTCGTCAAACGCAAAATCAAT